CACCTTTCGACGCACGTTTCCGTGCGGGGGTCACATTTTGTTTGAGCAGTTGTGCAACTGCTAAATCTAAACACAAAATCGTAGACCCTAAAATCACCGCGCCTTCACGCGCGCCTTGGGTTTTGCCTTGACTGCGCGGACACTACGTACCGTGGACATCGACCTCGCGGCCGAAGGCGCACGGTAGCTCACTCGAGGGCCTGCGGGCGCGCCAAGCATGGCCATACGACGGCCAACGACGTTACCTAGCATGCCCAGTCCAGCATTCGCTAGACTGGACAGGCCACCAACGACAGTCGGCTCAACGTTATTCCACACTTTCTTAGCAGCGTCGCCGATCGCGTCCAAAATGTCCTCAAACGAATTGAACCGGGCAGGATAAACCCCTTTGAGTTCGAGACAGAGCTTATAATAAGCTTCCATAGCTCGCGGCTCAAACGGAGCGGGCTTCTCAGCGAAGACCGCATCACCCTGACTCGGCGTGGGGGCTATTTCTAGTCCCGCGATGACTTTGACTTGCAACGAGGCCCCAAACCCGCCCCCACCAGTGCCCCCTAGCCCGCGGAAAATGACCACACCAGCATTCATATGGTCATAGCCCGAATCGAGCTGGAGGCGGCCGGGGAGGCCAACAGGATTGTTGCCCGGAATCGTATTCATCGTATTCGTTGAGAACTGGAACACCCACGGCAAAACCGTAGGTGTGGCTTCGAGCTCGCCGGTGGTCGGCGTGAAGAAAGCCCCAACAGGGCTCTCTACGCCGCACTGCGAAAGGTACCCAGCAGCACTCCCAACTTGGTGGACAGCGGCGCCTGTAACCGATCTAGCGAACGGTTGCGACGGTCCACTGAGCCGGAGCGGCATGTACACCCCCTCGCGCGACGGGCACTGGTAAAAATCTGGGTTCATACGCGAAAGAGACGTTTCATCTGCAGGCAGGATCGCCGTATAGTTCGCACCCAACAGAGCGTAGTTCGCCGGGGGGTTCGAGTCGGGGATATTAATCCCAGAATCGTACCCGGTAGCGATACACAGCCCCGCGTTGCGCAACAGCGGCGAGAATTGCCCCGCGTAAACCTGACCTTGATCAGACACAGCGGATGCGATCTGCTCGATGGTGACAGACTTAAACTGATGACGAAATCCTGCCGGGCGTATCCCCGGCAAGTTGGTCAAAGCTTGAACTGAATTGCCACCGAACTGAATTTCGTACGCTCGGGTGTCCGAAGAATAAATCCCCTGAGTCTGCAAACGAATCACTCCCACCTCCGCCCCATCCGGAGGGTTAGACGTGGTAAAATCCGCCGGGCTCGGTGCAGTTGCCCAATAAAGAGCATTGCAATCGCCCGGGGGAATCCACATATAACAATCCCAAGATGCGGCGCCAGAGGGAGCAGAAATCGTGCTTACGATACGGAAATCCGGACGCAGCACGAACGTTGCCGATTCATCAGGGAGGCCTGGTGAACGTTTTTCGCTAGCTGGGTGCAACGCGCGCAACACCCAGTCGCGGCCGGGGCCCGAGACACCAAACCTAGCAAGGTGACGGTGGATCTCGGCTTCAATACCCCCTGCACTTCTACGCTCTTCCGTTCGACGTGAACGCGGCATGGCATAAGCAACTACACTTCGCAGTGTGGTTACCCGAAGTCAGCTCGGCCAGAGGTCTTCCCCTCGGCGGTCGATGTCAGCTTCATCAACTGCCAAGATGCGGTCTAGGGTCGGATGTGAAATAATGTAAGGCCCCGCTGGAACTGACTCCAACCAGGCCTCGCACTCCTCGATTTCCGACCTCGATAGACCGTACCGGACTTCGATAGCATCCCATAAAGAATCAATAGAATACTCTGAGGTCCGGAAGATATAACCTTTATCCGACCGGCCGATTCGCCCCTCCCCCTCGAATTTCCTCAACCACACGCGCAAGATAGGAATATCTTTGCACACGGGGAGCAACCCTAGGGAAACACCACGCCTATAAGCATCCGCGTTTTTCCTGGATGGGGGATTGACTGTCCACCACAAGCGCCGAAGCAATCGCCCCAAGGTGGGGACGAAATACACCTCGTCGCCATCATTCAAGAAAACACCAGATATAAATGACGTGCGGGCGAAACTCGTGAAAACACGAGCTTCGGGAATAATGCCATACTCACGCTCCAACGCCGCGACCGTAGCACAATCGATTTCATCGTAGCAGCACACAAGCAAGTCATCACCCGCGACGATAATAGAACAGCGCACGCCCAAACGCTTAAAAGCTGAAAAAGCGATCGCAGCGTTAATAATGCTGTTCCCCAGGGTCGTATCATTGTGGCCTGACTTAACCGTATACGCCACGGAATACCGAAATATGCCCGCCGCCGACGTCAAGAAAGCTTTCACTTTCTCGCAACTCCTAACGAAATTCGCGAGACGCAGATCATAGTTCTCATAGAGGCGGCTCTTGAAACGCGCATGCATCTCTCCCATCGTCGCGTCCCAAGTCTTGCCGTCTCGCTCATAGAACCACTTCGCTCCCCGACCCACGCACCACTTCATCCAAGCGGCTATATCGCTAGCTTTCATACCGCTAGCGAACGTGATGTCGATACCGTACCCCATATCACAGCGATTAAACACCCCACACATAGCTTTCTGCGCAGCAGTGAACTCGGGGGCGTATTCAGCTTGGGTGACCAGGTTACGGTAAAATTGGATCAAACGGGCCTTGGATGGGAGTTTCGAATACAACTCCCACTTCACCATAGCTTTAGCCTTAGCAGGGAGCAATGCCTCATACCGCCTAGACCACAATATCGCCATGCGCTTACCAAGTACCCACTTCGCCAACCAACAGGAGAAAATGATCATGGGCTGGAACACATAATCTAGAAAGCCCATCTTGACGACCCTCGTAAATTCGGCGAAGGCATCGTCGTGCAAGTCGCGTGAGACTGGCGGTTGGCGCACCGCATGTCTGTTACAAAA